CCGATTAGAGGACTACCTTTTGTTTCTCTTAAGGTTAGATCTGCCATTTATTTAAATCTCCAGTTACCAAAGGCCATTACTTTTCCGTCATTTCGTATAGTTATACCTGCGTCTATAGTTTTTGTAACAGGCTTAAACAGCATTAACTCATAGTAGTTTTCTGAAGCGTAGTTAAAAGTAGCCATAAATGGTAGTTCAATCAAATTTGCTGCGCTAATAGTAACAAGTGCTAAAGCAAATACGTATAACTCTTTATCGTTCTTCTTTACAAAGTCTTCCCATCTGTCCCATTCGGACTTGGTTGTTTGTCCTTGATCCCACTGCATTGTTTGGCAGGTTGTTGACCCTCTGCCGTTTCCTGTTCCCACAACTCCTTTGTACGAGCAAGCAATGTCTCCATACTTCTTAGCCAACGCACTCGTTCCGTTGAGGTCGTACTCAGATACGACAACGGGCTTACCAAGCCGAAGCGCTTCTTCAATGCTTTTTCTGAACTGTGACTCATTTAAGTTAAATCCAGTTTGCAAATAAATAACATCAGCATCTTTGTAGTATTCAGGTTTTACTCCTGGTGTAAGGTGCACACCAATAGGCTTGTTAACACCTTTTTTTCTAAGGTTTTGTATGAGGACACTTACTTCTTGTGGAGAGTAATATTCGTCACACTCAAGACACACTACGTAATGACTTACTAAATCGTCTACTGCATCTACTACTTGGTTCTGATAGTCTATCTGATTCTGTAGTCCCTGCTTGTAAACTTGAGGGCTGTCATCAGATATTAGCCACATTACAGGAGCCAGATTTTTATCACGCAACTTATTAAGACGATCACGCCAAGCAACTCTATTAACACCGTCAACTACCTTAAATTTTGGATCATGGTTTCTAGCCATGACATCTGCATGGGTATCGCCATTTAATTTTAATTTCTCTATTACCTTCTCTCGCCAGATATTACTTGAGCCATCTGACAGCCAAGATAAAGTACTGTACTTAGATGCACCTATTAAAAAAGTACTTCTGTAATCAGCAACCACAGTAGCAAATCCTGCGCTTACAAAAAAACAAAACAGTATTAACGATGCAAACTTTTTAATCATTTTTCTTTCTGTTTAATTTTGTTGGACCTGGCAAAAACCATCCTAACACCATAGGAATTACAATTATTAAAATAAGTAACCAACCTCCCATTTCTGCAAGAGAGCCAAGCAATGTAAAAAAGTTATCAGGCGCCTTGATAATAGTCTGACTCTCTTTGCTTGTTGTCAAAACCTCCGTCATTACATCTGTCGCAAAGGCACCCGTCATGGCTCCCAGTATCGGCGCACCGACACCCCCACTGATCACAGTCCCAACAACCGCACCCGTTCCCGCTCCTGTCGCTACTATCGTTGACTCCTTTAGAGCTTGACATCCAGTTATTACTGCACAGGAACTGATGGCGATGGCGATCCAAAGATTGCGGACAAAATAGCGAATACTGCTATCACTGCAATTACTATTTTTACTTTTCGATCTAATTGGTTCCATCCTCGTTTTACGCTGTCCCACATAAACTACCTCCTAAATATTATAAAATTATTACAACGGTGGAAGAGCAATGCTGTCGCCGCATCCGCATCTTCTTGTACTTTCACTTGGATTAACCACAAATTTTTGAGAAAACCCTTTATCTTCGTAATCAAGATTACCGCCTTGTAAGTATGTCTGAGATGTTTTGTCTGCAAATACGGTATTCTTTCCAATGCTCAACTCTGTGATACCTGTCAATTGAATTTTCTCCAAGGTAATCATTAGGCCATTGCATCCACCACCCTTTAATCCTATCTCTAAGCACTCTCCAGAATTTAAAACTTTGTTTAATTGTTCTTGAGCTTTCGTAGTTACAATCAATTTTTTTCATTTCCTTCCAATCTTTTATTTATTTTTTTTAGTATATTGCTAGTTGTATTGGTTACCAAAGGTGGTGCAATGCCGTGAATGAAAGCAGTAGCGCTCCCAACCAGCATAAAGCCAGATATAAACATTGCTTTTCGTAAGTGTTGCAGATACGATTCATTATTTTCCTTTAAATGTTTCATTTTTTCTTAGCAGTTTTAGCTGACCTTTTAAAAGATTTGTTAGTTGGAGCGCCTTTGCTCCCAGGTTTTCTCATAGACTCACCAGAGCCAGATTTAATTCTTTTTCGTTTTGCGTGTATGTTTGCATACAATCCTTTCTTAGCCATTATTTTTTCTTCTTTGTTTTCTTGGCATCTTTAGCTAATTTTTTTAAAACATTAGATTGTTTTTTATGCATATTAGAAGCTTTTGTAAGCTCTTTAGAAACTTTTTTAATTTTCTTTAACATTTCCACCTACGCCTTGCTTGCCTTATTCTTGAGTTAGGATCATTTCTTGTCTCAGCACTAGAATTTTTTAACTGTCCAGCTGATCTAGCACAATAAGACTTTCTTCTCTTAGCATCTTTAGATCCTTTTTTAGGACTTCCTGTTACGGCTGTCTTAAGTTTAGATCCTGGATTTGCTTTGCGATGAGCGGCTACTCCCGCCTTTGTCATTCCCGCACCTGATTTAGTTTTTCTAAAGTTAGGTTTTTTTCCTGTAGTAGTTTTTGGTATAGGTTTTTGTTTTCTAGAAGCCATTATTTATTCATTAACCTTTCTTCTAGTTTGTCTATACGATTTAAAACTCTATCTATTGCTCCGTGCAACTCTGCTCTAGTTACTGCTTGCGCTCCTAATTCCGTAATACGGCTATGCAATACTTTATCTTCTTCTTGAAGTTTATCAAATAAAGAAAAAACTCTACGAAGTATAAAAGCTAGACCGACGCTTAATACCCCAAACAACATATCAACCATTGCAGACTCTTCCATTACGTCTGCACTGGAAATATTGGATTAGGGTTAATGCTTAAGGATGTTCCATTAGATTGTCCCGCCCAAACAATACAAGCTTCTTCTTTGTCCTTTAAGTTTTTAGTAATAACTAATGTAGATGTAGTTTTACTTTCGTTAACAAACAAAACAAAAGTTGTAGTCATATCTAAATGACTCATGACTACTGGAACTTCCTGATAGTTATCATGGAGAATATCTATCATAGCAATAAATCCTTCGGTACATCCAAGGCTCATCTTAATTTGTTTCTCGTACATACCTTCAGGCATTTCATCTTGAGCTTTTAATAGTACAGGAAACATTATAACAAACATAACAAAAGTAAATGCAGCTATAGTTGCTAATAAATATTTAATATGGTTCATAGTTAATCATCCACACAATATCCAGCAACCCAGTATGTAGGCTGAACATAAGGAAGAACTCCATAAGGAATATCACGAGGCTGTCTTTCGTAGAAAGCTTTGCCATTACTCATCTTGTAAGCTATACGCCTAGGCTGATAAGTTCGTCGTCCTATTCTACTTGTTCTTGCCATTAATAAGCTGCCTCTGCCTCTGGCTCCAGATTCCTGTAGGTGCGAATAACTGGAGGTGTTGGGTCAATATCGTATATTCTTGATAATGCGTCTAAAAAATCAGGGTGAATTGTAGGAAAAAGATTGTACTCATTATCTCTTACCCATTTTGCTAAATCATAAACAACGTCACTCTCATCTTTACGCATTATTTTTTTAGACATAAGAAACTCTTGTTTCCTGTCTTTTACGTCTAACTGCAAAGATGTAAGTCTTTTTGAATCTGTTGGATAAGGCCAGAAAAATGAACCGTCTTTTAAGTCAGGCTCTAATCTTTGTATCCTATCTTTTTTGGATTGCGACCCTCCGCCACCAACCCAGTTTAATTCGTATACAGGAAAGCTTTGCCCCTCTATACGCATCATTTCTTTAAAATGGTCTATATCAGATTGGGCTCCGTATCTTTCGTATCCAACTTTTACTTCTCTAATTCCTGGAGCTCTTTTCCATTTAGTGCGTAACTTTTTTAAATAGTCCCAACGCTCTGAAAGACTTAGCCTGTGACAAACCCCATCAAGTAAATATTTATTATAGAACGAATCAACACCAACAACGCACATAGCTGTACGGTTAGACCCTTTCTTTTTTGAGCTAGCTGGATCAACAAGAATATATACATTCATAGTATACGGTCTTACTTCCCACTCTCTCCACCACTCTGATTTAAACGCTACATCACTACCAGCGATTGGATTTAGTAACTGCTGACAAGCTACAGTGTATGTAGAAGTTGTTTTTTTAATCTCTTCCCAGCGCTCATCCATCAGGAACACTGGTACTCCATCCATTTGACCGTTGTGTGTGGCTGGATGTATACGAGGCTTTACCGCTGCTCGTTGTAAAATTGTTCCATACGTGTCACCGTATGAATATCTTGTACCTGCGTACTGATATCTTGGATTGTGTGTAGACCCAAGGTTTAATGATAGCTCCCATTGCGTGGTTGTCTTTGCTATCTGCTCTGGAGTTGATACACTTTCCTGAACAACAACATCATCGTATATAATTAATGAAAAGTGTCTACCCGTTGGTTGTCCATCCACTAAACCGTGAGCTTCTACCGTTTGTTCTTTAGGGTTTGAGCTTCTTTTTACACAAAGACCTTCATTTTCTGCCCATTTAGGAGCTTGCTGCCTAGGTTTTTCGTAAAGTATATCTGGATATAACCCTTTAAGTTTTTCATTTACCTCTAACTCTTGCATAACTTGCCGCAAAAATGGCTTAGCCTGCTTAGAGGAGAAAGATAAAAGACCTATTGTTATATCTGGATTACATAATATTTCTTGAACACAACCAAGAAAAGTTATTATAGTACTTTTATAATGAAATCTTGCCCAAAGATCGAGTCTTCTATCTCTGTCATTTTCGACCTCACGGCATCTTTCATATATCCAAGGGTGAAGCATGTCATGACGGTTACAGAGGAAAACACCAAGATAATACCTGTCAAGCTGGCCGAGAGTACGAATAAAAGTGTCATCAAGATTGGGATCGCTATGACACTTAGCATATGCAGCAACGACTTGATCGTACTCTGCACCTTGCGCCCACTGAGCAAATTTGATAGCTGCTTCAGCATTCTTTGTATCAGCAAAAGCATCTTTAGTTATCTCTGGTAGGCTCACTTCTTCTCTACGTCAGGTCCCTTTGCTTCTTCAGACCAATCATTATTCTTTTTATCTTCAACAACTTTGAACAGAATGGAACCATCTTCTTGAACTTCAGTCCTATACGTCGTAGGAGTTAGCTTCCATACCGTGAACTCTTCACTGTTGGTTGGAATCGAGCTAAGCATCGACTCCATCCTGTCCATTGTTGACTCTACCATTGCAAGAGGTGAACGGTGTCCCGTCATACCCATCATGCGCTCAAACATTCTATCCATAGCTCTAATTTGATTACCTACCATTTTTTTCTCCATGTTGTACACCTATTATATTACACCAATTATAAAAATATTTACAACTAAAACTATAACTATAAACTCTATCATTCAGGATTCATCTGATTATAAAGATTTGTAACCCATTCAAGCTCTTCTTCGTTTCCATCAGCAAAGTAATATTCAATTTGTCTTTGATTTAATCCCTTTGTCCAAGGAGCTACTTTTTCTAACGCTTTCATAGCTTGTTCATCTCCAAAAGAATCGCCTCTCTCTCCTTCCATTAAACCTCCTGCTCCTTTTTGACCAGGAATACCGCCTTCAAAAGCGGTTATTGCAGCAGTTATAGCTCTTTGCCCCATATTTAGATTAGTGTTAAATCCAAGTGCTTCAAGTATGCCTTTCATAACTGTTCCAAATCCTAAAGCTGGATTAAGAGCTTTCATTACATATCCCATAATAGTTTCTACTGTTGAATTTGCTGGCGCCGTTCTTCGATCTATGTCAACCAAGTCAAAAGCTAAATCTCTAAAAACTGGATCTCTCATAGCAGGATGGCTTGCTAAAGACTCTCTTGCTTCGTAATCAAGATTTTTTTCCATATGTGGGTTTCCTGGGCTAAACCCAAACCTATCTTGAATGGCCTTCATATTTTCTCGCTTCTGACGATCAATAGTGCGATCATCGTAATAAGCTTTATCTATTGCTTCTTCTTGATCTTGTCTAGAAATGTTTCTCTG